ATTATTGACACAACGCTGGACAAGACAATTTACCGTATCCTGTCAGGGTCAATCACTGCGCTCCAAGATCAAGAAACTAGCAGCGCATCAAGAAGAATTCTTGATGCTGTCGTGAATAGCATACAGCCCGACGGATACAGATACGCAGTGTCTGATATGCGTCAAATCAAAGTTAGTGCTGTTGAAGAGACACTACGTGGGCTTGAGTTTGGCTTTTCTTTTCTACCTACTGTTGCAGGAACAGTTGCAGATGCCAGCCTAAGCTCACCGAAGAATGTTTATGCAGATGAGATCTCTAGTACACAAACGGAATTGAATGAAGTGGAAGATCAATCTGTTGCTGGGAGCAGGCCATACGTTCTCAGAACATCTGACTATGAAGCAGATTTTAATTTTATTGATGATGCTGTCATTGTCTCACCGACACTCAAGAATAATTTAATCGGCTACATCATTCAAAAGTTTGGCACACGTGACGATGGAACAGTCGACATCTTTAGTGAGAAGCTTGATCTCAATCCAAATACAACTTCGTTCATCGATCCTGAGATCGCATACGGAAGAAGTTACAAGTACAGAGTGATCTCTCTGTATGCATGTCAGTTTCAGATGAACCAGCAAGTGACGACAGCATTTGGAACCGAAGAAGATAAACCTGTGACCAGGTATGCCCTGTTTGCGTCAAGAGGCTCAGATGCATCCGTCGTCTGTGAAGAGTACATTGCACCTCCTCCACCCGTTGATCTCGCATTTAGATATCGAGCTGATAATACAGGCCTAAACATTACGTGGAATTTTCCCATCAACTTGCAAGCTGACATTAAGAAAATTCAAGTTTTTCGGAGAAGCTCGACTTCGGAGCCATTTCAGTTGCTCAGAATGTACGACTTTGACGACTCAGTTATCAAGACATCAGATCCAGAGAGAGTACCAGAACGTCTGATAACACGTAGCTTGCTACCCACTACGCTGCACAGAGACACAGAGTTCACTAAGAACAGTAGGTTCATCTACGCAGTGTGTGCCATCGACGCGCACGGCTACACGTCTAACTACTCAGTGCAGCTTGAAGCATCTTACGATAGATACCGCAATAGGATTAACACGCGTGTCATCTCTAGATCCGATGCGCCTAAGCCATACCCTAACATTTTTCTTAACCGTGACACATTTGTCGATACCATGAAGATGTCAGGCTACACACGCCTCAACATTTATTTTGATCCTGAGTACATCAGCATCACAGATGCAACTGGCGATGATCAAGAGCACGTTGTCTTCAACAATAACCGCGGCGATGATAACAGTTATAAACTACTTGTTGTTAATACTGACTTCCAGCAGAGCCAAACGCTTGATATCAAGATCAACGATAGTTATGTCGAACCTCCAGTTATCACGCCTTCGACAGCCCGCGTCTTTAGGCCCACGTAATATTTAACTTATAACTTCAAGCAAAGAATATTTAGAAACAGGTGTACAAATGGGTTTTCTCAATCAAACAACAAACAACATCATCGTTGACGCAGTTTTAACTGACCTGGGTCGACAGTTTCTCGCGAGAAATGATGGTAGTTTCAACATCGTTAAGTTCGCACTAGCTGACAATGAAGTTGACTACACGGTCATACAGCAGTACGGTCGTCTTGTTGGAAAAGACAAGATCGAGAAGAACACTCCGGTGTTTGAAGCTTCAACTAACGCAAACATTGCGCTCAAGTACAAGCTGGTAAGCATCTCAAATCCTGCCTTGACATTGCTTCCATCCCTCACGCTTGATTACGGATCAGCGATCGTTAATTCTAATGTCGTGTCGATCTCACGCCTCACACAGAACCCATCCCTCACGATCACTGTTAAGCAGTCGATCACGCAAGGTAACTTTGTCTCACCTGAGCTCATTGATAATGCGTTTGAAGTTCGCGTCAACGACCTGTTCCTGGGCCTCCAGAACCTCGTACCCGACTCGGTTGATGCAAGCAACAATGCAACCTACCTTGTTGACAGATCGTCAGCACTGTCAAGTGCAAGTGAAGCATCCGGACAGTTCACACTGCGCCTCAAGACATTCTCTCAGACGCTGTTCGACACATACAAGTCAAGTGGCCTCAATGTTGTTAGAACATACGTTCGTATTACAGGCATCAACTCAGGTGCCGTCAAAGAATTTGAAGTAAGGATCAGCTAGGATAAAAAATGCCCACATTTAAAGAGATAACTGCTGCAGATATCAAGACTAGCAGATCAGCACTCAACCAGCTGGTCGACGTCATCCAGAACGACATTTCGAGCTCAGATACACGCAAGAAGTATCAAGTGTTCGTCACAGGCGGCATAGGGCCTGGCGTCACATCATCGCTGTTTCAGACAGTTTTCGATCAGGATTACACTCTGCAGACGGCAAATGAGGTGCTCGACTTAACAGTAGGCCTCTTCTCAGGTAGCTCAACAGTTGCTGGTAGCACAACTGGCGTCGATTCAGCAGGCAAGCTGCTCTTCCCATCGCAGTCATTGATGATGAGAGAGAAGATCAACGTCTACCGACAGTTTGCTCAGACGCTGCTCGGTGATGCAGATGCACAGTTCTCAGCACCATTCAGTAATCCTGCAACAACTGACTACATTGACGAAGCAATATTCGTCAACATCAAGCGTCTATTCGCACGCGACCGTGTCAAGCCACAGACATTTGCGATGCAGTTCTACACATCGGCAACACTTGATCGTGTAGCTGATCCCGTGAATGGCACATTTACTAATACAGACGAGACATCTGAGATTGGATCAGCCATTTTGACAGATGCGGGTCAAGGGACGCAGTTTGGTTTCGGTGGTCAAGTTGGCGATATTGCATTCTCCACGCTGTCATCTAATGTCGTAGGCAATCTCTTCTACGATCAAGGCATCATAGTTCTAGACGCCAAGAAGGTTCTATCAGGGACGCAACATGTGTCGGGAACAATTGACGCTATGTCATCAGGCGGTACAACTGTAATCGGAAGTGCAAGTGGAAATACAAATGCCAAATTTATCCCTGATTTCTTTGTCTCAGGATCGATTGACGATATTGTTGACCATCTTGCATCCTGCAGATTTAGCTCGGGCTCACTCACAGCACTGACATTCCAGAATGTCACCAACATCAACTCGACATTGGTGTTCTGTCGTGCCACAGCAGATGAGTTCAACTACTCGTCAAATCCCACGTTCACTGACGCAGACGGTAACATCATTGTCATCGATGATCCTACAACTGATCGAACATTCAGCTACATCACAACGGTGGGCCTCTACGATGCAAACGATAACTTGCTGGCAGTTGCCAAGTTTAGTCGTCCAATCGAGAAGAATGATGAGAAGGATTTGACTGTCCGCGTTCGACTTGACTTCTAATGTGAGGGAGGACGATGTCATTCATCAAGCTGCAGCCTGAGAACTTCGACACGTTCTCTCTCACACTGCGGCCACGCGCTGAGTTTGTGTCGTCTTCAAGCGGGATCACAGGATCAGTTCGGTTGATAGAACGGCCGAGTGCCTATCTTAAGGAAGAAATTGCTATAGGCACTAGAGGAACGACGACGTTTGTAGAAGATCCTTCAGGTCCTGCATACATCGAGACACTTAGACAGGACATAATTTCTAATACTACAGATCGTCCTGCTCTACTAGATGAGTACATTCGTCTTGTAAATCTCCTAGCTGAGAGCAGGAAAAATGACATCGTCATCCCTGTTCAGCGTATAACACAGTCGATCGAATTTGATCGCAACTCATTCACTAAAAGTAACATCAAGAATGTCCTGATGCCACAGTACCGATCTGTCTATACTGATTGTGACTATTCGTACAAGAACTACCACACGATCAACTTCTTCACAGCATCGACGGTGCCTAGTGACAGTGCAATCATCTATCCAAACATTGATGACCAATACACGCTGACAGATGCTTTTAGCTTTGATTTTTACATCAATCCGAGGTATTTAGCAGACGCAGGTACTAGCTTTAATGCAGGTGCTATCCTGCACATGTCGTCATCAATTTGTGTGTCACTACACACAGGATCGCACAAGAATGCAGACGGTCAAGTTGATCAATTTCGTCTTGCAGTAGGCTTTCAGCACAGTGCGAATGTACCACTTAACAGTATTGATGTTACGCAGGCAAATGGTTCAAGATCATATCCGCAAGATTTAATCTACGTCAGCGATGATAATCTCTTAAAGCATAACAACTGGCATCATGTTTCAATTCGTTGGGGCGCATCATACAACAACGGATCAGGATCTTTCACAATTGATGCTACGACATCTTCTTTCTACTACCCAAGCAGCTCAATTACAGACACGGCAAATGTAGAAACATTGATCTTGGGAAATCAGTATGTTGGAAGTGATACGACGGCAAAGTTCTTCAACAGCGTAGTTGCTAACACAGCAACAGGTGAAGGTGTAACGCAACTCGACGCAGGCACAAGCGACCCAACAGGTTTCACGTTTTCAAGCCCGCTCAATGCCGAAATACATGATGTAAAGCTCTTCAATAGAGTTTTGACAAATAATGAAGTAAGTAACTTTAGAAACAACGCAAATGATGCCGACACAAACGGCTTAATATTCTACGTCCCACCAATCTTTACAAATTGTGCAACTAAGTTTCAGAGAGACTTTATAACACCTGTAGGTAAAGCACCGGTAAGGTACCCTACGACACCTTACAATGTCAATCTTGCAGCAAGCACACAAGTATTTAGTCCTAACTTACAAAATTTCTTGTTTGATATAAAAAACTATAGTGCTCCGCGCCTGTATAAGCTCACGTCGTCTGTAGAGGCTTACGTGGGTGTAAAGTACGCCGTTGATCACATGTTTAGACAGCCGGAATTTATAAAGAGAGCCTACACGATACTCCCAAATGATAACGGTCTCTTTTTACCAAATTTCCAGCTAGTACCAACAAGTTCGGTAATCTCAGAATACAACCCTTATAGTGATATCTTTTCTAATATCGATAAAACGTCGATAAGCTTACTCAATATTGATACGACAAGCATGTCTAGATCAGGTGGCTCAGGCTCTGTACAACCCCTTTCAGCAGGTGAGACTCAATTTTATCTGACGCCGGAAGACTATAACACTACAGCAATTCTTACTGCAGGTAACTCAACAACACTTTTCTCATTCACTACAACATCATCATTTGCTGATAGATCAAGCAACCTGTCGACGATCTACCAGGTTAGCAATCTCTACTACGGTAATCAGATCTTCCCACAGACATTTACTTTGTCATCAACATCTCTGACAGGCTCGGGTGATAAGATCAATATCACGCTTAAGGACAATGGATTCGGTGGACTTTACCGCGCAGACGCAGTCACACCTCCACCTACGTGGGCAACTGTAGGTAACCTCTTCTATGACGAAGGGCTTGCAATCATCAAGTCGCCTCACCTCTACTACTTCGGCAAGGATAATTTCTCTGTCTCGTTCAATGGGTCGCAGAATATCCACACATATACCATCGATGCTATCTGTCCAGCTGGAGAGATCAACTCATCATCTAATCCGAGTTACCTATCATTCCCGCCCACAAATGAACAGAATGAAACGGCAGATAACTTCGTGTACATCACGGGCATCAATATTCACGACGACAACTTCAACGTTATTATGAGAGCGAACCTGGCGCAACCAGTGCTCAAGAGGCCTGATGAAGAGTTTCTCTTTAGAATTAAGTACGACATGTGATACGATCCTCGGCCTCGACATCTCGACGTCATGCACAGGATATGCGATTGTGACGACAGATGTTGGCAGGGTAGTCGAGGTAGGAAATTTTAAACTTGACAAGTTTGATGATTTCTTTGACAAGTGTGATGCATATAGAGCAGCACTTGCAGCAGTTTTTGCAAGACATGTGGGCATCAAGAAGATTTGCATAGAGGAGAACTTGCAAGCATTCCGCCCAGGCATGTCGTCTGCCAAGACGATTAATACTCTCGCTCGTTTTAATGGTGCAGCGTCTCTGATCGCTTACGAAGTTTGTAAGACAAAACCCGACTTTCTCAATGCAACGTCAGCAAGGTCGAAGTTGGGTATAAAACTTGACCGAAAGTCAGAAGTGTCCACGAAGCAGCAGATCTTCGAGTTCGTCAAACCTCAAATTGACATTGAGTGGCCCACCACAAAGACAGGCGGTGTCCAGACATCGTGTTATGATATGGCAGATGCATATGTGCTAGCTCGCGCAGGTTGGTTGAACAAAGAGTAGGCGTATCTTACTATTAAGATATGACGACTGTCACTTCGACCGAGAAGATAAGATTTCTGCGCGGCATATTTCGTGACATCCAAGTTTCACGGGACGGCAACGATTGTGCTGTTCCGTGCCCAAACTGTAAGACACCTGATAAGAAGAAGCTGTCGATCAACGTTGAGACGTGGAAGTACCACTGCTGGGTATGTGGTGTCAAAGGTGGAAATCTTCGATCGCTCTTTAAGCAGTACTATTCACCCGAAGTTGTTGTCGCTTTTAGAGAGCGTTTCGGTATTAGTGACGATGATGCTGCTGAGGTTCCTGCCGTAGAGGTCGTGACACTACCCGATGGTTTGCAGCCTGTTGCTCTTGTAGCAAACTCTAAGAACCCTAATTTCAGAGCGACATACAACTATCTGATCAGGCGTGGCTTGACTGAGCGTGACCTGTGGTATTGGAAGATGTGTGTCAGCAGTGAGAACAGCTTTACAAGGCGCGTCATCATACCCTCGTTTGACGCAGATGGTGATCTCAACTACTACGTCTCGCGTTCGATTGACAAAGACACAAAACCTCGATATGTCAATTCAAAAGCAAACAAGACGGAGATCATCTTCAACGATCTAATGGTTGATTGGTCAAAGCCTGTCGTGATCGTCGAGGGTGTCTTTGATGCGATCAACGTTGGTCAGAATGCCATCCCAATACTTGGATCGTATCTACCGCAATCGGCAGCACTTTTTGCCAAGATTGTGGCAAATAACATACCGGTGACGTTGGCACTTGACCCAGACGTTGAGGATAAGATGCACAAGATTGCAGGTGATCTGTATAAGTTCGGCGTCGATGTCCGTCAAGCAGACATCACAGGTTTTAAAGACATTGGTGAGATGCCGCGCGATGTTGCTAAGCAGCGCATTGCAGATGCAAAGGCATGGTTCCCAAAGATCAGCATGCTGCACAAAATTAGTAAGATATCAAGCGGATCTATTCTGTAGCAGATATTTAACTGCATGCCTAGTAATCTAAAACTTCGTCGCTTCATTCTCAAAGAGATGGCCGATGTGCTCGCAGATGATGCACTCTTCACAAAGCAGACCCCACAAGACGACTCACCTGTTGGTGACGTGGACGACGAGACCGTAGATGAAGGCGGCGACTGCGGTTGCGGTTGCGGTGGAGCACCGGGAGGCTGCGGCGGCAAGAAGAGCGGAACAATCACAGCAACTGCGCTCTTCAAGAGAAGCCTCTATGAGATTATCGAGGATGCGATCGGTGTGTATGACAAGTACGACGATGCTGACCAGATAAGCGACGAGATGATCGCAGAGATCGAGCACTTCAGCAACAAGCTCAAGGCCTTTAGGAACTAAAATATAAATCTAGCGTTTCTTGTCTAAGATTAGAACATATGAAAGCGTTCCATATCTCAGACATCCATTTTAGAGGCCTGTCTCGACATGACGAGTATAGGAAGTGTTTCACTAGATTGTTCGACATCGCTCGAAAGGAGAAGCCAGATGTCTTCTTCGTTGGCGGCGATATCGTTCACTCAAAGACACAAGGCATCACACCAGAACTGATTGATATTCTGACCTGGTGCTTTGAGACGATGGCAGAGATCGCACCTGTCCACATGATCCTGGGCAATCATGACGGTCTTATCCACAACAAGAGTCGTCAAGATGCCATAACACCCATCATCAACGCGCTGGGCAACAAGCGTATCTACTTGTACAAGAAGTCAGGTGTTTATCCGACAGGCCTGCCTGGCATCAACTGGTGTGTCTTTTCGTGCTTTGACGAAGAAGGCTGGGATGATGTCAAGCCTGTCAAGGGTGAGATCAACATCGCGTGCTTCCACGGTGCCGTTCGTGGGTCATCAACTGACTCCGACTGGAAGATCAATGGTGAAGTGACAGCAAACTTCTTTGATGAGTTTGACTACACTTTCCTGGGTGACATCCACAAGCGTCAAAATGTCACAGGTAACGGTGTTATCTCCTATCCCGGGTCGTTCATCCAGCAGGATTACGGTGAGGATGTCATCAAGGGTTGCCTGCTGTGGGATATCAAGTCAGCAGTCGATTACAGCTGTAAGTTCATCCACATCATCAACGACTCACCATTTGTAACGATCGGTTACCGCGGTGATCTTGATGAAACTTACCAGATGATCGACAGCTCTCCTACGGGTGCACGTGTCCGCATTGGCTCCGATGTTCCGGTGCCACCTACAACGCTGCACCTCATTGAATCGAAGCTGCAAGCTGAGAAGTCACCTAAAGAGATTGTTTATAAGATCGCAGATCTAGACGCTGGCAAAAGCCTGGCAAAGACAAGCGGAACACCCGCCACAGATCTCAGGCAGCCTAGCACAATCAAAGAGTTGATCCGTGACTTCTACAGCGACTCAGCGTTGCCAAAAGACAAGTTTGAGCGTGTTGATGTGATCGTCGACAGGTACATGAAGTCACTTGATTTAGGTGGCGATGAGGATCGAAACTACAGCTGGTCACTTGACAAGCTGGCTTTTAGGAACACGTTTGCATTCCGCGGCGATAACGAGATTGACTTTACCAAGTCATCTGGCATCACAGGCATCTTTGGCAAGAACCGTGCTGGAAAGTCATCCATCATTGGCAGCCTTGTCTACTGTCTCTTCAACACCTCAGATAGAGGATCCCTCAAGAATCTCCACATCATCAATGATAAGGAGGACACGTGTGATGCCGAAGCAGACATTACGGTCAAGGGCGACAAGTACAAGATTTCTCGCAGAACTAAGAAGACAGTCAATAAGAAGGGTGACGTCAACGTCAACACGACGCTAGGCATCACTAAACTCGACACTGACATGCAGCTAAGCGACGTTTCAGATGAACAGCGTCGTGAGACAGAGAAGGTGCTGCGTCAGCTAATTGGAACTGCAGATGACTTCTTCATGACATCGCTTGCAGCTCAAGGCAACCTCAATAAGTTCTTTGAGGAGAAGTCGACCGCACGCAAGCAGATCATTGGAAAGTTTCTTAATCTTGACATCTTTGACGCACTTTATGAGCGGTCACGAGAGGATCTTGTACCCCTTCGTGCCTCTTTTAGAGGTCGACGAGACAAGCAGCAGATTGATGCAAAAATTGCTGATGCTGTAAAGATGCTTGCAGTTGAGAGAGAGAAAACTTCTGAACTTGACAATACACACAGTGATCTTACTAGGAAGCTAGCAGATCTACGTGTCATTATCAATGGTGATACATCAGTCGAAGCAGCTGTCAAGCTACGTGAACTCGAGCAGCGGCGGGATCGTCTTGCTGAGAAGCATAAGGAGTATACGACTCAAATTGAAGATGCCTCCGCACTGCGCTCTAAGCATACAGTTCGCCTTGAGAAGTTCAGTGCACTGAAGGAAAAGTTTCCTATTGATGAACTTCGACAGAAAGTTCAATCACAAAGGTCACTAGAGACAAAGCTCGAAGCTGCGAATAGAGAGCTACAGCAGCACCTTAAATCTCTAGGAAGGCTGAATGAAGATGTTGGAATTCTATCGACTGTTCCATGCGGCGACGAATTTCCAACGTGTCCATTCATCAAGAAGGCGTTTGAGAGCAAGTCAAAGATTGGCCAGGAGCAGCTAGAAGTTGAAGAGCAGCGGAAGTACATCAAGCAGCTTCAAGCTGATATTAACGAAATAGCCGAGCAAAATCTTGACGAAAAGGTTAAGAAATATGACGTAATGCTCCAGGAAGAGCGAACACTGCAGTTTGATGTTAGCAAGCTTGATATGAAGATCGAGCATGCAGAGGCATCACTTAAAACTGTCAATGGAGATCTTGCTACATGTAATCTTGAGATCGATCGTCTAAGTGCGGTAGTCAACGACTCAGACAACCTGTGCGGTGTCTATGACAGCATCAAGGAAGTAGAAGAAGAGCTTGAGAAGACGCGTAAATTGCAGCTCACAAATGCAAAGAACGTCGGTGCTCATGAGACATCGATCACAACGCTCCAGAGTGAGAAGGAGACGCTTGAGCGAGATCTTGCTGACCTCGAGATCTTTGAGTTGTTCAACGTCGCCATGTCAAAGAAGGGCCTCCCTTCTCGCCTAATCTCTAAGCTACTTCCTCTTGTCAATGCTGAGATCCAGAACATTCTACTCGGTGTCTGCAATTTCACAGTCGAGCTTGAGGTTGATGAGGAGTCGAACTCACTTGAAGTTTACATTAACTACGGTGACAAGCGACGGATAATTGAGCTAGGATCGGGAATGGAAAAGATGATCTCTGCAATTGCGACAAGAGTTGCTCTCATCAATATGTCATCTTTGCCTAAATCCAACATCTTCATCATTGACGAGGGGTTTGGCGCACTTGATGACACCAATCTTGAAGCATGCTCGCGCCTACTGCGGTCGCTGAAGAAGCACTTCAACCAGATCCTCATCATCTCACACGTAGATGCAATCAAGGATGCAGTTGACAACTTTGTTGAGATCAACTGGATCGACGGAGGCGCAAGTGTCAGATACTCCTGAAGTCACTCCGTTATTCTGTCTTGTCTGTGAGACAGTGATGGTCGGGCAAGATGATGTTGACTACCACAGGCTGTTTCAGTGCTGCACGGAGTGTGGCATGAAGTGGGCCGAGACGAACCGCGCACAATGGTTGATAGGTTGGCGTCCTAACAGAGATGAAGTGGATGCTGAAATTATTAATAGAAGATCGCACATACTTAACGAAATAGATATACTAAGAGGATAGTCGCATGCTTTCAATGCAACAAGTAAATACACTCGGGCAGCTTATCGACACAACTTTCGGTAAAAGCTCAACAACAACTGCACCGACGGTGTCAATAAAGATGACGCTCCAGGGTAACTCTCTCATCGTTAAGTACACAACGCTGGTTCACTTTGCTTCCGAGCAATCCATGAGAGAGCAGTCAAAAGAGCTGGAGCGCGCTGCAGTTCAGCTTACTAAGAAGTCGATTGATCAAGTTGAGAAAGATTTCAAGAGAATTGAAGGTAAGACACTCAATCTCAAGAAGAAGACGACTGACAACGGCATCGAGCTGATCAGCATGTCGCCTTACAATCCACGTAAAGTTGCATACTATAGATTTAATACGACATATGAAATCGATGTATGAACACGAGCAACAAGTCAAGACAAGTATCTGAGATTATACGCTGTGGCAAAGATCCAGCGTATTTTTTCAATAACTACGTAAAGATCCAGCATCCAACTAAGGGAACGATCCCATTTAAGACGTTCCCATTTCAAGATGACTGCGTCAATGACTTCATAGAAAATCGATTTACAGTCATTGTCAAGAGCAGGCAGCTTGGCTTGTCAACTCTTGTTGCTGCATATTCTGTTTGGCTTGCGCTCTTCCAGAAAGACAAGAACATCCTCATCATCGCAACTAAGCTGGGTGTTGCGCAGAACTTCATTAAGAAAGTGAAGACAATGGTGAGTAACCTTCCGCCGTGGATGGTGCTCCCGCAGATCACTCTCAACAACCGGCAGATGATCGAATTTAGTCATGGATCTTCGATCAAGGCTGTTCCCACATCAGAAGATGCAGGTCGTTCTGAGTCGTTGTCGCTGCTGATCATCGACGAGGCAGCATTCGTTAGAAACTTTGATGAGCTATGGACGGGCTTGTACCCTACGATCTCAACTGGTGGTCGTGCTATTGTGCTTTCAACACCTAACGGTGTGGGTGGACAATACTACAAGCTTTTCACTGAGGCTGAGTCGGGCTTGAACGAATTTAAGGCCATCAGGCTGAACTGGGACGTTCATCCTGAACGTGATCAGGCATGGTTCGAGAAAGAGACAAGAAATCTATCCGCTAAAGAGATCGCTCAGGAGTACTTGTGCGATTTCGCTGCGTCAGGTGAGACGTTCCTCAATGACGACGACATCAAGTGGATTAGCAAGATTATACGACCTCCAATTGATCGCGGCGGGCCAGATAGAAATGTCTGGATCTGGAAACACGCACTGTCAGAGCACAAGTACATCGTCTCTGCTGACGTTGCAAGAGGCGATGGGAAAGATTACTCAACTTTTCACGTCATCGATTGCACTGAAGGTGAAGTAGTTGCTGAGTACAAGGGTAAGATTGCACCAGATAAGTTTGGTGAACTCTTAAATGAGTATGGTTTGCTGTACAATAAGGCGCTAATGTGCCCTGAGAATAACTCATTTGGATATGCAACCATAGTCAAGCTTAAAGATCTAGGCTACCCAAAGATGTACTATAACAAGAACAAGTCTGTCTACATCGGCGACTATGTTCCACCTGCTGAGACAGAGCTGGCAGGTTTTACAACAAGCGGCAAGTCAAGAAACCAGATCCTCACCAAGCTCGAAGAGGTCATCAGAAACAAACAGCTTCTAATATACTCGTCTCGTTTCTATGAAGAGTTGAAGACATTTGTCTGGAATGAGAACAAAGCACAGGCAATGAAGGGAGAGAACGACGATCTTATTCTCTCGCTCGCTATTGGAACTTGGCTCTATGATGCATCAAATGACTATGGCAAGGACTCAGATAAGTTAAACAATGCAATGCTTGCCGCGATGGGTTTTAAGAACAAGCAATTTAATGGTGCCTCAAACGACGTAATATCAAACAAGCACCAACAAGAGTCAAACCGAGATCGCGTGCTGCGCGGACACTCGCGGCCGATGGGGATACCTCCTGAGTTCGCGTGGGTGTATAAGAACTAGGAGAATAAATGGCGCAAGATAGTAACCTCTTTAATAGGCTCACTAAGCTCTTCAGGAGCGGCCCAGTCATTAAGAGAAGAGTGAGAGAAGTCACTCCTTCAACAAAGTCAACCTCAGCATTTGAGCAGTTTAGAAAAGCTCAGAGCTACGTCTACAGCTCAGCAATGAGTGCATACGGTTCTTATGACCGTATGGCAAGGTACTCTGACTTCCAAGAGATGGAGTACACACCAGAGATCGCCTCAGCACTTGACATCTACTCTGAGGAGACAATCTCGCCTGATGAGAGAGGCAATGTCCTCCACATCCACTCAGAAAATCCTGTCGTCCACAAGCTGCTTAATGAGCTCTTCTACGACACGCTCAATGTCAACTTCAACTTGACAGCTTGGGCACGCAACATGTGCAAGTACGGTGACTTCTTCCTCTTCAACGACGTTTCACCTGATCAAGGTGTCATCAACGTCTATCCAATTCCAGTCAATGAGATTGAGCGTGAAGAAGGGTATGATAAGGACGACCCAATGGCCGTGCGCTTCCGATGGTTGACGCAGGGAAATCAAGTTCTTGAGAACTGGCAGGTGTCACACTTTAGAATTCTAGGTAATGATGCATTCTTGCCTTACGGCTCATCAGTTCTTGAAGCAGCACGTCGTATCTGGCGCCAGCTGATCCTCGTCGAGGACGCGATGCTTGTCTACCGCGTTGTCCGTGCACCAGATCGTCGCGTATTCTACATTGACGTGGGTAACGTACCACCTGAAGACATCGCAAATTACATGGAGCAGGCTCAAGCACAGCTCAAGAAGAGCCAAGTTGTTGATAAGCAGACAGGACGCGTCGACCTGAGATACAATCCACTGTCAGTAGACGAGGATTACTTCATTCCTGTACGTGGCGGTCAATCGGGCACAAAGATTGAGCCACTCGCTGGTGGCGCAAATGCAGCAGCAATTGAGGACGTGCAGTACATCCAGAAGAAGATGTTTGCTGCGTTGAAGATCCCAAAGGCCTAT